TTTCCAGCTTCATATTCTTCTGAATACATTTCTCCTCTAGCTAAACTAGGAAATTCTTTTTCTAATTCAGCATCGGTCATGAATTTTTTAGGTGTCCCCTCAGCGTAACCTGCTCTGCCACCTTGATTAAATCTATATGGTTGATCCTTAGCGTCTCTTTCAATACCTTTAAATTTCATAGGTGGTATTCCAAAATTTTTAATAAAATCTTTTAACAATATCATCATTGTTCCACCACCAGGTGTTCTAATTACAAGTGATTCTTCATCCCCTTGAAAACCCTCTCCTAATATTTCAGGCTGTATTCCTTCTTCTTTATACTGTTGAATCATAAATTTTTGAGCATCAAATTTAAAAGGTTCTTCGGATTCGTCACCCATAACCTTACCTAAACCCTTACCTAAACCCTTACCTACTCCTCCAAGTAAAGATCCTACTCCAGACTTAGATTTTATGTCACCCAATTCAATAATTTTGCCATCTTTGCCAATAACAACAATTTGTAAACCACCACTATCAAAAGAAGGCACATCTCGTTCCGCTTGTTCTCCTCTTCTTCCTAATAATTTACCCGCAGCTTTTCCAATGCCACCTAATATACCCGTTAAACCTGTTTGATTTTCTTCTGCCATTATACTACTCTTTTCTCTAATTTTTTCATGGTATCATACATTCTTTGTGCTCCTTTTTCAATGCTGCCGTTGCCTGCTCCTCGAACCGCGTCTGCTGTAAATACAAACTCGTTCTTAGATAACATGGCAGGCACGTCATCTGCTTTTTCTTTTATACCTACTGGTACAAATCCACCTTTATCTCTGTAATCTCGTTCCATAACTCCAGCTTTATTAGTTGTCATAACACCTGTTGGCATGCCGCCTTTTGCTACGTTAACTCTAGCAATAAAAGCATCTTTTTGTTCGTCAGTCATAGCAGAATAATCTCTATCAAACTTAAAGTAATTATCAAAATAAGATCTCATTTTTCTACCTACATTTTCTTTTCTTCTAGCCATGTACTCTTCTGTAGTTTCACCCTCTTCTTGTGGTGGTTCTTCTTTTAAAAATGCTTCATAAACATAAGTTATTGCACCAGTTGCGCCGCCAACTAATATCTGACTTTTTGCAAATTCAGGTAGTTTATTTATGATAGGTATTTTATCTATAGTCGCTTTTGTTGTTTTAGTTACAAACTCTGGTCCACCTGCAACTGTTTTAGCGGTGGTTCCTTTTGTAGGTTTTGCAACTTCTAAACCTGCCTCATCATAGGTAGATCCTAATTTTTCTTGTGGATTAAAAAAATCTTTTATAGCAGTTGTTCTATCTGCACTTAATGGTGAAGTAAATCTATCTCCAGGTGTTCCTAAAAAACTTTTTTGAGTCCCTGCTCCACCTATTTGTCTAAATAACTGTCCTGCTGCAAAAGTCCCAATTCCTTGTTTAAATGCATCGCTGATACTGCCTCTTTGATCAAACCTACCTATACCTCTCATAAGCCCTGCAATACCAGGATTAAAAGGTGCAACAAACGGTGCAGCTTTAACTGCAATATCTGCTAACTCATTAGGTACAAGTTTTCTAAATCTCTCTTTTAATTTACTACCAAGACCATATTTTTTTCTAGGGGTAACACTGGCTATCCCACCTTTATCACGTAATTGTCTTGGCATTTTTGCTCTATTGATCATATATGTTAAATGTTGTTATTTTTAAAAGGCAGGGATTACACCTGAATTTACATTATTACTTGTTTTTAACAAGTAAATCAAGACTATGTTGTAACCTCTCTAGGCTTAGATTGTAGGGCCGAAAGGACTACATGTAGTCTATTAGCTGTAGCTGCAGTCACTTTTAGTATCTCACTTTCTTCTAATACTAAAGGGGCTGATAATAATTCTGTTGTGCCATTGGCAGATATAGATTTTGTCTTAAAAAGACTAAATACATTTGAGCTAGTATCAGTAATAGTTACCGTAATTGTATCTCCACTACCAGAGTCATCCGATACCAATATAGACTTTATAATGGCTGTGGTAGCTGACGGCACCGTGTATAAAGTTGTTTCTGATGTAGAGGTTAAATCTACCTTTTTATTTACAAATGAATTAGCCAAAGAAAAAAGCCTCCGCCTCTGCTTCGTCTTTTAAATCCTGTTGATAGGTTGTATTTAATTTTTGTACAATACTATCTACGTCTCTAACAAATGATTGTTGTATTTGTTGATCGTAGTCCTCTGTTGGTTGTGTTAATGCTTGAACTATTCTAGCCACGTTTCTTAACTCCTTTAATCTTCTTTTTATTTAGTGATGCATAAAATACTTGTTCACCACGTTTTTTACCATATTGTTTTTTCATGGAACTCATTATCTTTTTACCTTTTTTATTTAATGGCATTATCTTCTACCATCTGGTTGATAATCTATTCTAAATGTTCCTAGTTTCCAAAACTGACTAGTGCTAGTATTTTCCACTTTTAAAGATATCTCTCTAGCTCTAGCACGTGTATCTACTTTAGTTGTGCTACTATTAATTGTAAATGGCCCTAAAGAAGAACTAGCTTTTGACTGATTAGGAAAATCTTTTAAGTTAAGTGTAACTCTTGCATCACCTGTTTGTGATAAAAAGTCTGGTATAACTCTTCTTATTTTCATCATAAACTCACCATCACCAGCTAAACCTTGTTGACCAATATCAAAACTACCAGACTCTATGTTTGCTGTAATAGCTGTTGTTTGACCTAATTTAACTTGGTTAAGACCTGTTTCATGTTCATAGTATGTTGATGCACCATCTGTATTACCATGAACATAATTAACATCTGTGTCTGCTGTTTCAGCGTCTTCATCATATTCCGTTGCATGTGGTTTGCCAAATATAGCGGAATCTTCCCATGCTGTTCTTGCTAGTGTTCCTGTAGTCCATACTGGTCGCTCGGGACTTGAATCTAGATAATTGTATGCAACCATTCTGTTTACAACTCCAGAACCTGAGTTTGGATAGAACCACATAACTTCACCGAACAAATTATTTAGTCCTGCATTAATGTGTTGTTTAGGTGTCGTATTAATATCGTCAAATACATGATCTTCAACTAAACATGGTAACGACTCTAGTTTACCTGTATATCTAAAAAAACCATTCTCTGACATCCAATACGCTGTACCATCAACCTCAACAGCTGCGTTCTGTCCAATTAATCCACAGTTTGTACCAACCTGTTGAAATGAAAATGTAAATGGTGGACCAACGAAACGCATAATAAATAATGCAGTATCAGTCCAAATATAGATTGCATCACGACCTCTGATAGCTCCAACAAGTTTGGATCCGTCTGCAAGTCTTTGTGTACCAGCAGTGTTTGTAGCTGAAGGCGTGTATGTATTAATATCTTCTTGATCTGAAAACCTTATAAACATAGGGTCTTGTGTTGATTTAGTTCCAATGGTTGTTTCTGTTCCAAAAAATATTAAGTGACGGTCTGGAGTAGATACCAAACTAAATGCAGAAGCTGTCGGTGCTCCTGTTATAATAGTTGCTCGTGTATTGTTTGCACCAGTTGGATTTGAATCCCACTCAAAACTTTCACCCCCGTTTATAGTTGCAATTAATTTGTTACCTAAATTATCTAATGACCAAAGTCCAGGTGCTGTTACAATATCCCCTGACGCTGCAGCGTTCCATGCAAAAAAGTTTGATGCATCTGTTACTGTTGCTCCAGATGAATGTGTTGCTGCTGTTGTGCCTGATGCACCTCTTGTTAAACCAGATAAAACTCCACTGTTATCATTGCTAGTGTAGGTGATTAATTCGTTATCTATCAACACCGTACCTGATGACGGAAATGAAGACGAACTAGCCATCGTTAAACTTGTTACACTAGCATTTATACTTGATGATAATGTCGATACAAACTGACCTGCTTGTTGCCCTCCCCATGATCCAAGACTCCAACCTGTGGATGCAACCTCAACAGCTGGTCCTACAGGGTAGTAATGTTTAACTCTAATACCACCAGATGTGGATGCACCAGATCCAGACTCATTGGATTCCATCTCTATTGTAAGTGTAGTATCTGTTGGTATGGATGTTACCATAAATTTTTTGTCATCAAAATCAGTAGATGTGAAACCAGAGTTGGTTATAGCAGTAAAACTATCTAATAATATAATATCAAATTTATTTATATTATGTGCTGATGAGAAAGTTAAAGTTACAGTCTTTGATCCGTTAGTGGTGCTAAACGCACTTGTTAAAGTTGTAGTAGCTTTAATGGGATGTATATCATAAAATATACCACCAGAGTATGCATACAAAATTCTGTTAGTTCCTAAAATAGCATACTTAATACCTGATGTATTTACAAAGTGATGAATAGCTGTTGCTCTACCTGTTATCTGAACAGATCCTAATTGTGACCAACCGCCTATTTTTTCTGGTGTGCCATATCTAAAACGGACATTATCACCATTTACCCACTGACTCTCACCACCTGTCGATGTAACTTGTTTGTTAAACCCTGGCGCAAATTTTACTTTTTGCAACATAATAATTTACCCTATGGTTTAGTTGGCCAAGTTGCATTTTCACATTTTTCTACAGTATCTTTACCTGCAGGCAAGTCTCTAAGATTTTGTCTGTATGTCTTCATGTCATCTGACATGGTTACATCAGATAAAGCATAATAATCAGTTTCAGCAAGAAGTCTATTTCTTTTAGCTCTAAGATTAGCTAAAGCTCTAGCAGGGGCTGCGTCTGCCCATGCTTTTTCTTCAGCGTCTCTAGCTGCTTCTTCTTCAGCTGTAAACTGTACTTTGTTACCGTTTATATTATGATATCTTGGCATAGTTTTTTCCTTATTATTTGTGTACCATTTTTAATTTATTCCGTAAAGGCAAATATCTCCAGCGTCTATGTTACCACTAGACATTTTAAATTGTACTCCATCTATAGCTGTTGTAGTATTACAATAACCAGCAGCATAAGTTTCAAGTGTAAAATCACCATAGTAATAACAATTAGTTCTACTGATAAAATGTTTTACAAATGTAGTGCTTGCTGGGTTAAATAATTGTAATGTACCTGATACAGATTCATCATTTCCATTTCCAACTTCTCTACTTAAATCTTGAAAAGATGTGCTTTGTGCTAAATCGTGCCCTGTTTCAATATTAACATTTGGAGTACCAGAATCTGATTCAGCGTGATAAGCATTAAAAAAAGTGGTTGTTTTTGTAGCGTCATAATCACTTCCACCATCTCTAAAATTTACTTGAAATTTAGCTTGGTCAGTAGCTGGATGTATATTATTAAAAGTAAATAAATATTCTTTATAAGTAGAATCTAATACTACATCTGATGTTCCATTTACAAAACTTAATGTACCACTAGAACTAGCAGTCAGCTTTTTAATAAATATCATATTACCAGTATTCAAAGACCCAAAGGATGATACCGATCTAACTGCTCTATCATTAAGTGTAACTATGCTCATTATGAATCCTTTATTCCATAGAGTTTTATAGTGCCAGCATCTATGTTGCCCGTATCTTTTTTAAATTGTATTGCATCTATTGCACTAGTTGTATTAAAATATCCAGCTGCAAATATATCCTGTGAGTTATCGCCAGCATGGGATATATTAAATCTAGCTATAAAGTGTTTTACAAAAGTAGTGGATGAGGGATTAAATAAATACATAAATCCAGAACTAGATTGGTCATTATCATTTCCAACAGAATGCTCTATAGGAACTCCACTTGTTCCTTGTGCAACATCTTTTGTAGTTAGATAACCTATTGATGGTGAACTATCATCTTCAGGATGAAATGCTTGAAAAAAACTACTTGTTGCAGCTACATTATAATTACTTCCTGAATCAGATGATCCTAACATTAAAGTATCTGCATCATCATTTGCTGGATGAATATTAATAAACTTAAATAAATATATAGGATAAGTAGAATCTAACACTACATCACTACTACCATTTACAAAAGTTAAATCACCACTAGAACTTGCAGTTAAAGTTTTAATATGTGTCAATGCTTTAGCTGCCCCAGGTATAGCTGAAATATTTCTAATACTTCTATTGTTATAAGTTACAATTGACACTATGAAACTCCATATAATTTAAATGTTCCTGAATCTATATCACCACTGTGAAATTTAAATGAAACTTCATCAATTGCAGATGTAGTATTTATATATCCAGCTACAGGCACATCAGCAGCTATATTTGCACCATGTGCTTCAACAGTTCTAGCTATAAAATGTTTTACAAAAGTTGTAGAGCTTGGGTCAAATAAATGCAAAGTTCCAGACACATGTTGATCATTGTCTCCTCCAGCTTGACCTAACCTCATATAGCCTGTTCCTTGTGCTATATCATCACCAGTTACATAGTCTAAAGATGCAGCACCACCATCTTCTTGATGATATGCCCTAAATATTGTAGTAGTTAATGTTTCGTTAAAACCACTACCACCAGATGCATTAAATTGAACTCCTAAGTTAGCTCCATCGGTAGCAGGGTGAATGTTTATAAATTTTATAATATATTCTTTATAAGTAGAATCTATATTACTGGTTATATCAACAGTTGCAGAACTAGATGCTGTAGTTGTAGATAATAATACTAAGCTACTACCAGAGACCCCTGAAGGGAGACTGGTAATGGATGCCATGGATCTGTCATTGCATACATTGATTGACATGGGTTACTCCCCAAATAATGCTTTGGCTTCAGCATCTGTTAATGCCGAATATGTTGCACCTTTTAATTTATTTATACCTGATGTTCTTGCATTAGCCTCTGCTGTTTCAATATTTTTTATTTCTTGTATTTTTGCATTAACGTCAGATTCACTAGGAATAGTTGCACCAGATTTTGTTACTTCAATGTATTTATATTGATTTCTATCTTTTGGTAAAATAACGTTTCCAGAATCATCTTTGGCTTTAAATTTAAACCAATTAGGTTTATCTGTATTAAATCTATTTAAAGCTCTTTGTAACCAAAAAGCATCTCTATTTTTTAAAAAATTATCCCAAGCCATTACGTATCTCCTAATCTTATAAATGTGTAAGCAGTAGTGTTTGAATTACTATCAGCATATGCAATTGCAATATTGCTACTAGTACAATTTCCAACAAATCTAACTTTATGAGTAGTAGTATTTGTAACATCAAATATAAATGATCCATTTACATTTCCAGCATAAGCAGATACATTTTCTACAGTATAAACTGAATTACTGGCTCCACTATATGAACTATTATCTGTAGTTGTTTCTATTTGAATACTTGCTGTGCCTGTACCAGAATTTTCTCTGTATATATAAGCCTGAACTGTAATTAAATATATTCCAGTTGAAGGAAATGTAAAAGTACCAGAACTATGCGACATTCCAGTTCCTAATTGCCCATAACCATCAGTATCAACTCTTTCATTATTTGCTAAAGTTTGATTTGAATCAGTTAATAATAAGGTTGTGCTTAATCTCCATTGATCTGCCATTGTAATTCCACCACCTTTAATTAAGGAGTAATCAATTCTTTTAATCGTACCTGCATCTGATACTAAAAATTCGTCTGTGTCTGCAGGCTCAGCTGTTAAAGCTG